TTCCCATGATTGATTCTCCTTTTCTAAGATTTATTAGCTAACAATAGTTCTTGAAGTAACTACTTCAGTCATGTTACCTGCGTTAGCAGCAGCGTATACCAAATCGGCAGTACCAACAAGACCAGCTGCAGCTTGTGTGTTAACAGGTGGTTGATTCCATGCACCCGCCATTGTAGAGCTAATAGCTGTTACATTGGAGTTAGCAGCGAGACCTGCTGTACAGCTAGACCAGATATTTCTTACTGTAGTAGCTGGAGCACCGTTTGCAACTTTTGAAGTAGGTGTGTGGTTACGAACTGCTAGAGAGCTAGTAGTAAGAATACAATCACTTACATGAATACCACAACGAGTCTCAGGAGTCTTTACGTCAATAGCAGGTACAGAAGCTGTACCGTTAATAGTAAGACCAGAGACATAGTTATCGCCTGTAGCTGATGCGCCAAGATTAATAGAGCCTGTAAGAATACAAGCATTTTTTCCACCAATACCTACAATAGTTGTATTGTTCATATCAAAATCGGTAGAAGGCCAGGTGTGTGTGCCTGGATAGATTTCAAGTGTATTTCCTTCTTGTGAAAATACAGTGGCAGGAATATCTGCCGGTGTTGCGAAGTTAGAGAATGGACCTCCAACGCTATAAGTAGTTCCCATAATGTTTCTCCTTTAAAGAAAGCTGTAGCTATTTGCTACATGAATTATTTTTTTCGAGACTTGCCTGACGTATTTAGAGCTATTGCTACTGCCTGACGTCTTTGAGCCTCTTTCTTAGTTACACCCAATTTTTTCGCTAAAGTATTTACACCTTTAGATCGAGCCTTTGAGGGTTTTTTCATTAGCTCTGATATATTCTTTGAAATAGTCTTTTTAGACTTTCCTTTTTTAAGAGGCATTAGCCATATACCTATAAGAAGGAGGAAGCATATCATCATCTAATACTTCGGTCACTTCTTGAAGCTCATCCATTATATCTTCTATAAGTTCTTCTGAAGCTGTTGATTCTTCCATAGAATCATCACAGTCACAATCAGGACCACAAGAACAAGAGTCACTATCTCCCATGTCTGAGCCATAGACTAAATAATCTCTAGCAGAATTAATATAAGCAGAAGACACAGCTAACTTATTTGTCCACCATGTAGGCAAACTAGCTTCTTCATCTGAAGGAAGAGCATTAAGTATATCTTTAGCATCTTCAATAATAATTTGCATCATACGTCTAGATGATGCAACATCAGTATGTCCGTCCTTATTCATAGCTTATCCTTTACAAATTAATTCTTATATGTAGAATACTTTAATTTTTTGGTTATGGCAAATTTTTAAACTTAGGCTTCTCTCACTTGGGCGTTTTGACTATGTGAATCAAATAAAACTTTCTTACCAGTAGTAAGATTTTCCTCAGTTTTTTCAATTGAAGATATTATTTTTCCGCATTGAGATTTACACAAACTAAATGATCTGTCATACCCTTTTAAGTAATTTTGTAGTTTAGTCCAATAGTCATAACTTAAAATCTTTTCTAGAGGCACATGAAGTCCATTAAATAAATTTTCAAACTTAGGAGGATAATAAAAACGAGATTGATTCTCGTCGTAGTAGTGACCACCTGTCCAACAACATCTAAATACTAAACCCTCTGGAGATACATACCATTTACCCCAGTTATCCCATACACATTTTATGACTCGTTCAGCTTTGTCCATATTTTCTTTATTCTTTTTAGAGTGTACAAACTTACCACTTTTAGGAGCAAATACATCTCTAGAAGTTTTAACAGTAGAAAATGTATGAAAATTATGATCTAAAGCCATTTGTCTAGCTTCTTCTACCTGATGTTTATTGTGTTCAAATACTATATACTTCCAATGTACTTGTGCATTATTAGTTTTAATTACAGAACAAGCATTATTAAATACATCTTCAAATTTAGTATTGATTCTATATTTAGAATGAGTATCAGATAGACCGTCCATATCAAAGTTAATAATATCACGTTTAGTTAGTATATTACCTACATCTGTCCAATAATTATGATCATGTATACCACCATTAGTATGTATTAAAATCCTAGTGTCATGCTGTTTAACATATGTTATAATCTCACGAAACTGTTTATTCATAACAGAATCACCGAAGTTACCATTAATAACTAGCCATTCTAAATTTCTCAGTAGTTCAGGATAAAATAATTGTTTAAATCTATCTAATGATATAGTATATTTTTTATCATTTAAATTAATACGAAGAGGCTTAACTCTATGACAAGCAGGACATTTAGCATTACACCTAAAAGTTAACTCAGTAGTAAGTTGTCTATATTTTCTCATTAGGATGGCGGATTCAGTGATATAATCTGCACAGTTAAGCCTGATGGTATAGCTGCATCAGTAAAAGTAACTTTACCAGATGCAGGAGTGTAAATATAGTCGGTAGTTTTGGCTTGAACAATACCATTTAAGCTAACTACAACATTATTAATAGCAACAGGGTTGCCTCCTACAGGAGTGGCTACAAAAAAGTTATTATTACCTGAGCCTTCTCCATCTGCGCTTGCTGCAACATTTATTAACTGAGTAAGTCCTAAAGCAACATTACTAGAAACCAAGTTAATATTAGCATTAAGTCTTTGAAAAGTTACAAAGTCATTAGCAGCCGAATCAGTAGTAGCTATTTTAGTATCAATCTGTGTTTGAATAGCACCACTAACACCATCTAAATAGCCAAGCTCTGTACTAGTAACATCTGAAACAATAATCTTACCGCTTCCGTCAGAAGCTAGAGCGCGAGAAACTGTAAGATTATCTTTGTATACAGTAGATATAGCACCAGAACGGTTATCCGTAATAGCAGTATTTAAATCTGCGCCATTATATTTTACAGAAGATGCAGTAAACTGACCTGCTACAAGATTAGCAAAACCTGTAGGACTAATAATAACATTACTATCTGGGTCTCTAGTTTCTGCTACTGTAAATGATTTAGTAGATTCATCATAGAAAAGTGCAGCATTACCTGATGTGCCTCTATTCATAAAGATACCTACATCAGCGCTAGGAGCTCCTGTCACAGAATTAGCTAAAAGTATGAATCTATCTTGAACAACAGAGTTAAGAGTATTAGCTGTAATACTGTCACCTAATACAGTTAAGTTACCGCTAATAACTAAATCATCGCTCATATTTACTTGACCAGTAAAAGTAGTACCATCAAGTATTCCTGCAATATTAGCTTCTGCTGCATCAACATTTGCTTTTACAGAGTTAACATTTGCAGCTAGATTATGTTGTAACTGTACAGTATTAGCTGCATTAAGATTTACATTTGCTAGTAGGCTAATAGTATTACCACCAACAGATAATACGTTTGCACTTGCCGCAGCTAGATTAGCAGTAGTTTGATTTAAGTTAGCTTGTAAAATATTTACATTAGCACTCACACCTAAAGTAGCTAAAGCAACATTAGCTTCGTTGCTCATAGCAGACAAAGGTAGAGATTTTATTCCGTATAACCTGCTGGTTATAGAACCATTAGCCATTTTTTCTGCAGATACTGCATTTGACTCTAAAACTGTAGATGTTACACGCGTAAGCGCCATATTAGCTCCTTAAGTATTATACTTCATCATCATCTAGCTGTTCAAAGAACTCAGCTAAAAAATCTACTGTCTCTAATGAAGTATTATTAAATCTTTCTTCTATTCTTTTATTTAGTGTATTATCAGAATCTTCCTCAAAAAAATTAGCTAAAGGATCATTTTGTTTTGGTGAGTTTTGAGACAGAGGCTCTAACTCTTCAAAAAATTCAGCTAAAAAGTCTTTCTGTTCCAAAGGCTCTGAATCACCTTCTTCAAAAAACTCTTTTATAAAATCCTCAACTTGTTCATCAATCGTTGGGGGTTTCAATAATTCATCATACACTTCTTCTATACATATCTTTTTTACTAGTATGATAATCCAATCAATTGTTTCCTGCTCCAAAGGCTCAATTCTATCAATCCATTGTCTTTCACTAGTAGTATTATTTCCTCTTTGTTCATAATAGATTCCCGTAATAGGTCCATCAACTAATTCTTGTATTTTTGGTTCTTTTTCGATAATTTTAGAAAAAGGAAAAGCTCTTGACTTTAGTGGTCCTTTTTTATCTTCCGTTATTTCTCTATATTCACAAAATACAAATTCTTGTTCCATTTCATCTATGTGAAATTTAATATATTCCATCTTATCCCTCTATGCTTTTATTAGAAAACGTGCTACAGCATGTGGAACCACAGCTGTATGTGTATGACCACCAGCAGTAACACCTGTTACTACTGTTAAACCACCAGCATCTTTAACACCAGTAGACGCAGAGCCTGTAGCGACAGTTAATGCTGCAGATCCAGAAGCAGTAGTAATAGTACCTGATGCTGCAAAAGATCCTGACCCATTACCATGAGTTCCATTATTAGTACCAGAACCCATTAACATTTTGTCTCGTAATTCAGGAGCTGCAAAAGTATTACCTGCATCATCCCCTGCGCCGTATAAAACACCTATTGCTGCAAATAGTGCTGGATAGGTAGCTCTAACTAAACTTTGTCCGTTACAGTGAAGCCAACCATCAGGAGTAGCTGATACTCCATAAGCTAAAATAGTTCCTACCGGAATCAAAGGTACAGGTGCCGTACCCGAACCTGTAATAGCGGAAGATAGTATAACATTTGCAGCAATGGGCGCATAAGTACCATCCTGTTGTATAATATTTAGTCCATTTTTAGTAGATGCAACTCCAGGTGTATGGGCTAAGGATACATTAGCACTAGAACTACCAAAATTAAATAGTACAGCAGTATTATCACTAGAACCTATACTTGATATTTTAAGAGCAGCATGTCCTACTCCTATAGCTTCTGGAAACCACTTTTTACCTCCACCAGCTGTAGTAGCTGTTACAGTAAGATTATTAGTACTTAC